ATAACACGATCAGAATCGCCCGCTTCATATGCATCCCGGTATGCTCGTCTAGCATCTGCAAGCTCAAGTGCTGCTGACTGCTTGAAGCTACCAACTAAAGTCTGTTCGCCTTCAGACAGCGTAGCTTTCAACCTACGATTTTCATCTAGCGCTGCACGAGCAGCAGACAAAGCCTCGTTGTTTTCACGCTGATACCGCTCCTTTTCGCGGCGTTCATCGTGCCAGACCTTCTTCATCTGCTTGAGACGGACTTTGACCTTCTCGGAATACTCTTCAAGCTCATCGGCTTCAAGTTCCGCAACGATCTCCTTAGGCATAGGCTCACGGTTTCGGTCAGCCTCGGGAGTATCGTCTTCAATCTCGATATTTGGTTTTACGGAACCACCGTCCGCGAGTTCTTCCTCGATTTCGAAATCGAAGTCATCATTTGGCTTGGTAGCCATACTGCTTCTCCTTTGTACGGTCGCCCGTTTTACCCGCGCGAAATGCCACGGGGGTCTTCAACAACCGCTTCAACCGAGTCATCATTGATGAGACGGAACTCGCGGCCATGAATCTTCACTCGGCTACCAGCGTGTGGGCGGGTGAGGATAAAGTCACCTTCCTTGCACCATGGGCCAGATGGGAATTTACGCACATCGTTGAAGGCGTCAGGACCCAGTTTGATGACAAACAGTACCGGTGTGGTAAGCTCCTCAAACTTCTTGGTCTCATCGGCCTTGTAGATACCGCCAGCGGTCATCTCTTCGACTTCCGGGATAGCGCACAGGATGCGATAGCCTGAAGGGTCGGGAAGCTGCGTGGCTCGGTCTTCAACTGGAACTTCTGGTTCCAGAGGGATGCTTTTGAAAGGTTTACCAGCGAGGTTAACAAGTGCAGGTTTGGGTGCACCAATAATCTCAGTCATCATCTTGTTCCATTCGTTGCGCGGTTTCCATGAGGATATTATTCGCCACCAGCAAACCACGGTAAATGCCGCAGGCGTACTTATACGCACCGAAGTCCTCAGCTTGACCCATGGCCATGTCTGCTTCGATACGCCTAAGTTCTTCTTGCACCTTATTTGAGAGGTGCTTTAACAGGTCCATACTCATTATTCTTCCTCAGGTTTAGCTTCGGGAGTAGCACCCGTCTGCTTTGCTACCTGCAACATCTGCATTGCAGCGTTCCTACGGGTCTCTTCAGCGCGGTTCTGCTGCTCCAACTGGCCACGGGCCACTTCGATGCCCATGCGCAGTCCTGCTTCCTGCTGTTGAGCAGACAGATTAGCCTTATCGGTAGCAATCTTCGCACCGACCTGCATGCCAGCGATCTCAGCCTGAGAGTTGATGCGCTTCTCTTCCAACTCCATCTTGTCGTGCTGCGCGAGGGAATCGACCATGAACTTCTGCTTCTTAAGCTCAAGCTCGCCTTTCTTGATCTCAAGCTCTGCCTGCTGCATCTGCACGATGGGGTCCTGCTGCATCTGCTGGTTCTTCTGCTGCTGGGCCTCTGCCTGATTCTTCTGGAGAAGCTGCTGTGCTGCTGCTGCAGCCAGACGCGAAATCTGAAGCTCGATGTCTTGGCTCATCTCAGCATTGGGCGGGGGCAGCGGTACACCAGCCTGCTCTTCAATCTGCTTGCGATAGGCAAACGCCAGATGCTCGTTCATGTGAGCCATCATCGCCGCCTGCATCGACTGCGCCTGTGGGTTCTGACCCAAAAGCTGCATGATCTTGGGGTCCTGCATAGCAGCCATGTGGACTGAGATGTGAGCCTCGTGGTCTTGGTAGATAAACGCTTTGACCGGCTTGCTGTTGATGACGTCCATGTTCTCAGACACGGGGTCACGCGGCTTCATGTCGTCGCCATCCTTGAGCGGGACGAGCTTACTGGCGTTCTTGATACCTAGCACATCGAGCATCTGGCGATGCAGGTAGGGCATGTCGTAAATCTGCGGGGCACCCTGCGCCAACTGAAGCACAGCTTGGTACTGCACGATCTTCTGGGCCATGGTAGCAGCGTTAGGGTCGCTGACGGGGATGACCGTGACCATGTCATAGTCAGCCTGCTTAGCCTTGCGGCCACCTTCTTCCGGCTCGTAGCTGTACGCCTTGGGCGTGTAGTCGCGGATGATGATCTTAAGGAGCTTGAACTCCTGCTTCATCGAGTAGTGGATGCGAGCCTGAACAGCCGACATCGTCTTGAGTGTGCGCTCTAGAATAGCTAGCGTCGTGCCCACGGGGGCATTTGCCGACATATCACTGATCTTCATGTCCGCAGCGCCAGCGAACCTACGCCCTTCCTCTACGATGGTGTTGAGGAGCGAATAGAGGACTTGGCTAGGCTCCTTATAGGGGAGCGGCATGATGTTATCACGCATCGTACCACTAGCCACATCGACGTCACGCCACTCAGCCGGAGCGATGGGAGTGTCGTCGCCCTTGACCCTCAGTCCCTTAGTCTTGAAACCGCCCGGGAGATTGCTGAGTGTGCCCGCATCAACAAGTTGACGAATAAGACTGGTGCTAGACTTAGCAAAAGCACCAATAAGATGAATGAGACCGAAAGCATAAAACCCAAACCCCGGAATATAGGCGTAGTGAACGAAGTGATTGCGCTTGCGCTTAAGCTTGTCATCGGGGTTCCAGTTGCGCCGGATAGCGAGGATTGTGCTAGTGCCCTTCTCGATTGTAACGATGTACGGGACAGCGATTTCATCTTTAGATTCATCCTTAGTAAACTTGTCGTCAGGCAGTACCAGATCGACTTGCATCTCAAGCAGCTTGTAGCGGTCGTCGGTAGAGGCCCGGAAGCCCATCTTCTCGGCAATCGCCTTCTCGATCTCATCAAGGCTATCGACAGGGTCCTGAAGCTCGACATCGCGGTAGAACTCAGCGGCCTGCAGCTTGGCCATCTCGTTCGGGGTTTTCCGCATTACGTGGGTGACGCGCCCAGCTACTTCCAAACTAGACGCGCCGTAGGGTACAACGACGTCCTCGGCGGGGACGTACATCGAAACTTGGCGACCCAGTGACGGGTCGTAGTACACCTTCTTAAAGGCGTTACCTGCAAGGCCCAGACCCCACAGCATGCGCTCATGCTCAGGCCGATACTCGACCATCACATCGGTCAACTGGTAGTTCATGTCGTCTTGGACGCGAGTAGCCGCTTCTTTCTTCTGCGACGTCTCCTTACCGATGATCTCGGTCTTGACCGGCCCTGCAGCCGGGAACGTCTCCATCATGGTCTCAGCTTGGAACTTAACCAGCGCTTCGCTCAGCATCGGGTGGTAGACACCACAGGCACCGGGCCACGGCTCAGTCCGGTCGTCAATCTTCATGCCCAGCAATTCCAGACCATCTACATAGGTCTGAATCCAGTCCTTGCGGCTAGAGACGTCTTCTTCAAACTCACCGATCAAGTCGCCAGCAAGCTCAGTAAGCTGCCCTTCGTCTAGTGTATCGGCCAAGTTCTCGTTGAACTCGTCTTCGTCAATTGCATCTGGGTCAATCTCGATCTCAAGACCACCAGTGCGGATCGTTACTTCCTCGGGGTCTTCGATCTCAATCTCGATATCATCGTCGGTTGTATTTACCCCCGGCATGACACCGCTGGAAAACGATGCATCAAGACCAAGCGGAGCTTGATTAAGAGCCTTGTCGATAGCCATCAATAGTATCCTTGATTACGATTAGACTTGAAGTATACAATATCGTCCGGCTCGTCGAGGTTGGTCGTAACATACCCACCCTTCCTGAAGCGCATCATGGCTAGTGAGGTGCTATCCACGTAATCGTCGTGCTCTCCGCCCGGGAAGGACGCGACTTCTTCAATTACTTCTTCAGCCCAGTGATTAGCCGGTGCCCAGACTCGACCAGAGGCAAACAAGTCAGAGCAGGCGTTTAGGCGGCTGATCTTGTCGTTACCACGCGACGGCGTGAACTCTTGTACCGGTATGCCCATAGCTCGCATCTCGTAAATGAGCGGTGCACCCGACGCCTTCTTCTCAATGATGACGCTATCTGGTTCCCACTCTTTCCACTGTTCTACAGCTACGCGCTTAAGCGTAGGGAACTCCATGCGCTCTCGGAACGCATTCAGTAGGATGATATTTGCCTGCTCTATGCCGTTGTCGTCCGGGTAATAGAACACACCCCATGTCGTGCAGGCCGAGTAATCGGCC